TACAACCAATCAACTCTCGATAAACAATCGAGTTGCCGATATCCATGCTTACAGACTGCAAGCAGCCAGAGTAGGACAAGAAAGAGAACGTATCGGTATTGCCATCCTTGAAAATCAAAGGAGTAGCTTGGTCTGTGTAAGTGATTGATGGCAATGCGGAATCGTCTGGAGCGTTATAGATTCCAGTCATTGTAAAATCAATTGACGGAATCTCTCCTACGTTCGCATTGATAGAAAAAGTGCCTCTAGCGCCAGTGACCTTGTGACGAACTCCGTCAATCAGATAGTAAATAGTGACGGAACCAAAGTTGCTTGAAACCGGCGCATAAGTAACAGAAGTGCCTGCTGCAATCGTTTCACTTAACCCGCAAGCCTGAAGTGCTTTGCCGTACTGAGGCGCTGTACCGGCTGTGCCGGACCCTGCAAGCTCAACACTAAACGTACACTCAACGCGAGTGTTGGCCAAAAGCTGTTCAGACGCGCCCAGGTAAGGGCGAATCAAATCCCTGCTTACGACTTCACTTTGCTGGGGGACAATGTTCAGATTTCTTACCAAGACCGCATCTGCACCCGTGGGCACCGGATCTGTACCATAAGTAGATTCGCTCTCAATTAAGATCGCCTGTTTTCTTAGGAGAAGAGGTGCCATTTTTACAGTGAAGAGCTACGACCCACCTTGATCGCTGTGTTCGCCTTTTATCGTAATACTTACCCTTGCTTACAAGTTACCCGCTTGTTAGATCGTCCACAAAAGTACGGTAACGAACCTCGTATTCAGACTGGAAAACGCCTGCAGGCTGATCTGCGTCAAAAAAATCAAAATTGGTGATATTCGGCTGAACGTCAATAGCTAAGCCGCCAAGCGTCAGATCAGACATAATCTTTGAATGCATGGATTCAATGGTCGAATCAGCGTCTGTGTAAGTGTTTTGAGACCTGATAACCACAGTGACTCGAACACGTAGCGTCCAATCAAGTTTTGGCAAGCTGGTGACTTGCTGACAGGTGTCTGAAACCGGTTCAATAATCAACGAAGGAGACTCCGCCCTAGCCAAGGCGGTCACTCGCGAGCGGTAAACCCTGCCAGTCACACCTGTAGTGCTCGCAAGCGTTGTTGCGATTTGAGCCAGGATTTGTTCGCGTTTTGTTGTCATTAGTCACACATTACTGAGCCGCAGAAAGATTCGCCTGCCCCGATAGAGGTAGCTCTTGACCTGACATACAAAACAGGCTTGTTTGAATAGCTATGATGGTCTATGCCGCTGCCAGCATGTGAATGTGTCTCAAGGGTGAACCAATCAGTGCCGTTTAAAGAGCCTTCATGGACGGTCGTGATATTAGTGCCAACAATTTTATCAACAAAAGTGTAGTTAGTGCCAGCTAATTTTACCGGAGGAGTTGCGCCGTCAGAGGTCAGAGGATCCCAAAAATGAATGTTCTTGGAATTATCACAGGAGTAGCCAATCTCGATGGTCATGAATCCTTCATTAGCATCACTTCAACAAAACTGCCATCATCAATGAGGGCTGCACTTCTGACAGTGTAAGCCGAACTGTCAACTGTTACCGAATCTCCATGCAGAAGATTTCCAAACTTTGAAGATTCGCAAGTCAGTTTATAGTCCGTTGTTAGAACAACTCCATCTGCAATTATCTCAGAAGGCATATCAAGAATTCCTTGGCCCGTTACAGCGCCAGCAGCAACGATTACGCCAAACTCATCGTTGTTCAAAAATACGCTTAGGTCTTCAGTGAATGCCATCTTAAAAAGCGCCTAGAATAACTAGGCGCATTTAGTGTTTAACCGTACTTCAACGCGCCAAAAGCATTGACGCTGTAAGTGTGGGTTGAAGTAGAAACTGCCGAAACGGCTTTGATGTAACGCTTGGCGCTGCTTTTGTCAAACACAAGCGTTTGCTTGCTTGCGCTTGTGCTTACTTGCGTAAAAGCAGCACCGGACACATCAGAGTAAGTGCCGCCAGAAGTATCGCTAGATTGAATCTTCACGTCAAGCGTTGAAGTGCCGCCATCCTCAACATCGAGAATTACGACAATATCGCCTTCGTAATCATTCAAATCAACCGCAGTGCCGTCAAGGGCTGCAGTGCGTTCGGCGGTAGGGGCTAGAGCGAAATGCGAAAGCTTTTCAAGCCCCACTGATAAAATCGTCATGACTCACCTCCAAAGGAGTTTTTAGGTCGGCCTCGTTTTGACGGAGGCTTTAGCGATGGTGCCGCAGATTTTTCAACTGCAGGCTCTTGTTCAACAGCAACCCTTGCCTTGCCGCTGCTGATTAAAATCGCCTCTAATGCGCGATCAACTTCAACAAAAGAGCCTGCCTTGACAGGCTCTCCGTTGATCATCACGCCTCGGATGATCTCAAGCTTCATCAGGTTGCAAAGCAGAAGGCGGTGGGCTGCTTAACGGCGAAATCGACATCCTGCAGCGCAATCACGCGAACAGTGCCAGATGTAGCTCCTGCGTATGGATCAACAGTGAGATCCAGGCCAGACCACATGCCCATGATGAACATGGAGAAATCACCAAACAGCGCGTCGTTTGCGGCAAGCTGATTTGAAACGATCACCGGATAACCGTTGATCTCGTTATCAGCAAAGACAAACTCACCGCTGCCAGCGTCTTTCTTGGTGGACCTCAGGCCGCCACGGGTCGTTGCGTTCACGATGTAACGCAGAGAGCCAGCGTCAGCATTAGCTGCTGCAACATCAGTCTCCATCGCGATATACTCAGCGAAAGTTCCGGTGCCGGTGAGGGTTTCGGAGCCAATGCCGCTGACGTTGGTCAGACCTTGGGGCTGATTAGAAGAGCCGGTGCCATAGATAGCAGCGCGGTCAATCTCAAGTGCAATCACACGAGCGAGGTCATTGCGAACCATGCCCTCAACATCGATGCTGCTCTGGAGCAACAGGCGACGGGAATAGTCAACAAATGCACCCACCGTTTTAGGCGTCATGTTGACTTGATCAATTGCCTGCTGAGACTCCGTAGGAGCACTAGACTCGCCAACCCAGTAGGCAGTGGCCGCACTGGTCTGTCTAGGAATTGAGATATTTCCCTGCAAGCCAGTCAACATTGTTGCGCCAGCTTGAGAAATTGACAGGCGGTTACGAAGCAGATCAATGAAACTTCCAGCCAGAAGCACATCATCAACCAAATCACCACCAGCACTTGGAGTGCCAACTACCAAATCACGACGAAGAACTTCATTTGGAATGACAATTCCGTTAGAAGAACGCTCGTACTTTTTGGCCGCAGCTTCGCCAACTTCAATCTCGAAAGACGCATCGCGGCGAGCTACAGCATCGCCTTGATTGGCCAAGTAGTTGAGTGCCTTAACAAAAGAGAAACGCCGAGTTTCCTTTTCGGATAGACCTACGTCGTTTGCAGTGATGCTGTGTTCCACAGTTTGAGTTCCGATTTTGTCGAGGAATGCAGTTTTGGCATCTTCGACGGATTTACCACCATCAATAAGTTGCCGTGCCAAATCGGGAAGCTTATGAAGCTCGCCCATTTTGTTGATGGAAGATGTCCGGGTACGCTCGGCCTCTACGGCCTCAGCCCGGATCACCTCCAAGTCAGGAGTTTGTTCCATGACGGATTCAGGGATCGTGTTTTCAGGAGATGCGGTTGAAGCCGCAGTATCAGAATCAGTGCTCTGTAAAGAGCGCCCGATTCCAATTGAATTGTCGGCTGGAATAACAGCCAAACTAACTTCGTAGGGACGCCAATTCGTCGCTACAAAGTTATCTTCCTGCTGTTCCATTTTTTCAACGGAATAGCCGAAAGAAACGCCGCGAAGGATTCCGTCGCGAACGTCTTGGAGGACTTCTTGCGCAAATTTATTACGCGAGAAGCGAACCTTGGCGTACCCCCTTTTCTTTTGATCATCAATCCATGCACGTTCGACAACGCCGATCATGCGATCTGGATCATGGTTATAGAGAAGAGGAGCGCCATCGTTCAACCGCTCAAGGTTGGCGGCTCCGCCTTCATGGCTCAAGACTTCGTTTCCAAAGTAACGAGCCACGGGATGTTCAGAGCTGAATGGAAATTCCATGCTCCGGTCATCGTCCATCCGAAAACTCGTAGCCTCAACTCGTTGAAAAGTTTTGCCTTCGAGATCGCGAGACGATTCATTTTTATCAAAAGCTGCATAATGCACCTCTTCAGTTTCCATAGCTCGTAAAGGTTCTATCTTTCTAAGTGTACTGAATTTATGGGCTACATAAACATCAGTTTCATCCCATCCGTCATCGCCTTTGCGATAAATTCTAATCAATGCCGCAGGATCGTCTTCGTCACCATTTACGGTGACATCTGAATCAGGTACGTCTATCGTTCCGTTCCTGACAATTCGAGTGATTTTCCCCTGTGCGGCCCCGCCAGAAGAATTCCAGCGGACAAAATCACCACTCTTTAGCTCATTTGGCTTTGCCCGTTCTAAAGAACGATCCATTGACTCAACAAGTCTGTCTGACCAGCTCTTGCCTGCATCTCCACCCCAAGCCGCCCAAGCGACTCTGCCTGGTGATGGATAGCCCTCCTCTCCAGGACTAAAACCCTCTGCTTTTTTATCTACTTCGTGCCGTGCAAACCATGCACTCATCTGCACAATAGTGTCATCACTCAACTCATCACCACTGAGGATTTGAGAAGCCCTGCGGGACGCGACTTCGGTCCCACCTTTCTTGCCTTCCTCTTTCCAGTCCCTGTAACGTTGCGCTTCTTCGCGCATCCCCTCGGTTGGCATTTCAGGCATCATCAGTTACCTCTGGTGGCTGATCAATAATGTCACGATCAAGCTCTACGTTAAGCTCTCGTGCTGTTTGTCGCTCTAGGGCTATCTGGCTCATGTTGTCGTAAAAATCTCCGCCTAATCTTGCAACGATCTGAGCTTTAGAGTAATAGCCAGCATTTTCCATCTCTCGATACGCCTTTGCTTCTTTAAGCGGATCTACCCAATCCCATCCTCGCGCCATCCACTTAGGATTGTCGTACCTTTCCGGCCTTTCGCCGTAGTCATCAAGAGGTAGTTCACCTGAAAGAACAGCCAAGCTAAGCCACTCACGAAAAACCCTTGTGTGAAAATTTTCGATCAAGTATGACTGAACAACTTTCCAGTGCTCTCGGTCTTCGAGCAAGCTCAAACGACTGCTGGAGTAATTCGACTCAGAAAAGTCTTTAGAAAGAGTTTCGTAGGAACAACCGAAACCAGAAGCGAACCTGCGAACCTTATTTTTGACAAACATGTCAAACTGCTGATCCGGCGAATGAATATCTGGAACCTGCACCTGCTGCCCTGGCTCTAAGTATTTCCACATACCAGGCTCAAATTCTGAAATCCTGCGCTCTCCATCAACGTCGTCCCCATCAAGCTCTCCCTCAGGAGAAGTGACGAATCCCATAACGGACGCGCCTGATCGCGCTCTAATCACGGCAGCTTCTTCGTAGCCCTGCAGTTGGTGCGCATCCGACATCACTGAATGGAACCAAGGAACTCCGCGATGCTGATGCGGCCTTTCAGGAATAAAAAGATGAATTACGTCGTCTGCTGGCAAGAAGACATGCTTGCCGCCCCTTTCGGGTGCATTTTGGAACCAGTAGTCGCCAGGATGCCGGGTGAGGAACGCATACCTGACAGGTCTACCCCATTCGTTAATCTCAACACCCATCCTCCACTCATTCGTTTTTGCGAGCGTTGGGCCTTGGTACTCCTCATCCAAAACGTCTGACTCAAGCATCTCAAGCGCCAACGGCACCCGACTATTGCCAAACGAGCGCCTGACAATCCTGAAAAGAGCTTCACCTGACTCCGGCAAAGCGCCAGTGGCCAGCCATTCCATCATGTGAAAACTTTTTTTACCGGCAACATCGCAATTTTCTCCACGGGTCCAGTAATTCCACTTCTGTTCAATCAGTTTGTTTGTTTTGTCAATTAACTTGCTACCTCTCAGCTGCTGAACCTGCGACTGAAGTTTTATCCCGCAACCGACAACGTTAATTTGAGTCGTTCTTTTTGCCTGCTTTGCGTAAGGGTTATTCCTTACCATCTCGCGGGATCGATCCCGCAGCTTTCTGATGTCTTTGCGGATTTCAGCGTCCGCGCTCGCTTGCGAGCTAAGCCAGTCACTGGTCAGACGACTGACAGCTGCCCCTTGATAGCCGCGCCTTCTTTTGATCTCGCGAGGGATGCGCTGCAACCCCATCATTCTCAGTAAGTTCGTTCTCAGTCCCATCAGCCCTGCCTAAAACGAACGTACAAATTCTTAGGATCACCCAAGCCTGATGCAATCATTTTAGCTTTGTTCTCTTTTGCGACAATGGATTTAAGCCTGCTTTCAAGCGTCAAAAGCTCTGAAATATCATATCGCTTGAGATTCCTTGTTCCAATTCTGTATTCCTGAACGGCACCGCCGTTAAGCAGCGCACGAATCGCCGCTTGAACTGCTTCAAGGTCTTTTTCAGCCTGTGATCTGCCATCGAATGCAGTCGGCAGTCCCGAATAAACAAGAGAGGCTTGAACCTCAATCTGTCCGCGAGAATATTCAGAAGTGGTTCCATCGGATATTGACTCTAAAACTGCCTGAAAATACCAATCAGGACTGGCATTGAAAGACGCTGTTACAGCTGCAGATAAGGTCGTTTTCCAGCCATTGCCATCGGCTACTCCGACAATGCTTGCGCCTTGATTCCCGGCGTTTAGCCTAAAGTAGTAAGTCAGGGTATGCGATGCGCTAGTAACTTGATTTCCAAAAATATCAGTAGTTTCGCTATCAACCCAGACAGTATCGACACCGCTAGTTATGAGTGGCGGGATCGACATGGGAAGAAAAACCTCTTGCTCTATCCATCATAGCTCTTACCATTGATTTACAAAATTTTTGGATCCCTTCGTCCTGCGAGGTCTGCTCGCTTTAGGTTTCTCCTCTTCGCCTCTTTCGAGCTGATCCCATAAAGTTCTTCTGTCTTTAATTTGATACACCCGATTTAATGCCGCGTATGCGTAGACGAGTTCATCTAATGCCTCGTTTCTTGCACTGCTTTTCTTTACCCATACTCTTTCGGGAAATCCATTCCTGAACCTTAGGCTTTGCTTTTCTGCGGTCAGCTCTTGGAAATAATCTTTTTCAACTGTTGGGTAAAAATGCAAATATCCTGCGCCTACTTCATTGTGTTTTAATCTTCCGAAAAGAGACGATTTTATTGTGTCGGTTCCTACAGGGAACAGCTGAGCGCCTTTTTTTAGAGTTCTGCCCTGTGAGTTTAAATCAACCTTGCTTGCTTTCCCAATTGCTGGCTTGTTTTTAGTTGACATGCCCTTGACCGCAATCACGCCAAGACTTTGCCTCTCCCTTGCATACTGATACACCTCAGAAGTGTGGTGGCCACCGCTGTCGATTGCCACAATCATTGGCTTTAACTTTCTCCCATCCTCGGACTCGTATGGAGCCTGGATAACCTCATCCAACTGGCCCCAAACTTCTTTTCTTGACGGGTCGCCGTACAGTTTTATTCGATCAATCAACCACGCCTCTTCTTCGCGTCCCCAAGCCCAAACCGAAAGCGACAAGCGGTCATCCTGAGTGTCAACACCCACAGTGAGCAGTAAGGCGTGCTCTGGCACGACAGCCTGTTTGTAGGTCTCAGCAGCGGCGCGATCACTAAGCGCATCAGCGTTGACCTTAGAAGCGTATTCGTCCTCCCAGGTCTCGCCAAGCACTGTGTTTACAAAGGTTTTCAACTCCTCAGCATCGTTTTTTGCATCCAAAAACTCTTCAACAAGAGTGGGCCAACTCGCATTAGGGCTGTAGCTATAGGCAGCCCAGATATGGAAAGAGGCATGTTTGCCATTCCCTGGTGCAGTGGGCCTCCACTCGCCGCGCTCAACCATCCATCGTTTTTTAGACGGAGAAATCCACGACCCACAGCTTTCGCAGCAGTAGCTGGCAGTATCAGGGTCGTTGTCTCTCCATCTCATGTTTGACCATTTCAGATACTGCATATGACCACAGTCCGGGCATGGGACAAAGAAAAATCGCTGATCCCCTTGCTGGAACATTCTCTCAACCCGGCTGAAATCCTTAATCGTTGGAGTCGAACCAGCAACGATCTTTCTGTTCCAGTAATACTCAGTTCGCCGGATCCCTAGCTTGATCTGATCGCCCTCGGTGCCAGCTGATGGCGGATAACCATCTACCTCATCAAACAAGACAACACGTCGGCTCACTCGCCTAAACCCTCGCGGGCTATTAGCGCCAACCAAGCTCAAGCTTCCACCAGGAAACTGCTTTTGCAAAATTGTGTTGGCACCGTCTTTTGCCTTGGCCTCGCTCACTACCCCCTTGAGACATGGCGTGTCGCGCAGCATCGGCGCAATCTCCTCTTTGGAGTAGCCCTGAGCGTCTTCTATCGTCGGCTGAACAATCATGATCGGGCATGGATCTTGGTGAATATGAAAAGCCGCGACGTGATTCAGCATCTTGGAATAGCCAACACGGGCGCTTTTCATTACAGTTATCTGTTCGATTTTTGGATCAGTTATTGCGTCCATTATTCCCTTCTGATACGGCAAAGTGTGCCATCTGCCGCTTTCTGCGCTTGACTCTGCACTTAAATAGGCATAAGTGTCTGCCCATTCACTTAAAGTCATCTTTTTTGGCGGTTTAAAAGCCAAAAAGCCTGTTTTCCTAAGCTTTAAAGCGTTACTCATCGTCTGCGGCTAAATCTTCTAAAGCTTCTCGAACAATATTATCTAAAACGCCTATGGCGTCAGTGTCAAGATCAGGTATTCGTTGTTTCGCCTTAGTTGTTATCCCTAGCAGCTTAGTTCTTGCGCGAGTGATAATCTCAGACCATTGATGCTGGACGTCCTCCAATTTCACAAGCAATCCCTCTTTTTGCTTTCGATCCAGCTCAAGAAGCTCAGCTTTTAAATGCTCTGTTCTGGCCCTCGAATCTTCGTAGTCCGGTATAGACTCGTCTGTTTTGCTAATTCTAGGCTCCACCTCCTTAGGTCTCATCCGCTCCTCTCGGCTTCGCAAAGGCTTTTTCTCTAGTCCCTTGCCAGGTGCTTTTGGGCCTACTCCAATCCTGGTTTGAGTGTTTTTTGCCCACTCCTCTCGCATTGTTTCGCTATTGACAACAACCTTGCCATACACGTCTTTTTTAGTGGATAATCTCCCGCTTTTTACTGCAGCATATACAGCTTCAGGCGTTACTCCCAATGCGCGAGCTGCTTCGGACCTGCTTATGAAAGGCATAGTTCAAATATCATAAGTAAATTGTAGTTCAAAAAAGAATACCCTGCTAAAGTGTCCCGTTTTGCGTTTTTGGGTCTTAGGAAAAATGTGTTTTTTATTAGTCAAAACAACTTTAAAACAATATGCCTAGCCGAATGTTGAGCCTCGAATTAACC